TCAATTGGCTTTAACATTTTTTCTACCCTTTATTTTTTCAATGTAATCTGAACATATTCCAGCATATCCGTAGCCCTTAAGAAACTTTGTACCATGTCCTAATTCTGGCATAACTAATATACAAGAGTCTGATGCTTTTAATTTACCAGGGTATGCCCAAACATATCCATTACTTGTTATAGTATAGTCATCTATGTTGTGAAAGAAACAATGAAGAAGATTATCCATGCACACAGATAATGCATCTGTATTCTTGCAATGTATCCAAAGTTTATGCTGTCTATCTTCTAACCATGCTAAATCTATTTTATACTGAGGCTTATCGTGTCCCAAATAATAAACACCATTGGAAACTCTAAGGTCTACCTCTACATCGAATCCATGATACAGTGCATAATCTATATACTCTGGATTGTTTTCTTGTTCTGGTACTGGTCCATTTAGATTACCACGATGTGCTATATAAATCATTTTTCAACTTGAACCCAAATCCATTGACGATGATTATCGCCAGGCCCTGTTGGTCTAAGATCTGATTTATAATTTTTAAAACCAATCTTATTTAACAAATCATCCTTTAATTCTTCTTCGTCTGTAATGCTAACATCAGCATGTCCATTTGTACTTGCTGCCTCATAAACATTGTCATAATATTTTGCTGTAGGAATGTTTTCTTTTCCACCGTAGCCCATTTGAAAGCAAAGTCTTCCACCTGGCTTTAGTACACGATATGCTTCTTTTAGTATATTAAATCTAATTTCATGTACACAGATATGTTGAAAGCAAATGACTGCAAACATAACATCATAAAAATTGTCTTCTATCATAGATAGATTGTCTCCAGATGTGTGGTATAGATTAGGTATAGATATATTATTATGTTCTAAGTTTACTTTTGCCTTATCAAGATTAATGCTAGATATGTCTACCCCATCAATTCTTTCAAATCTGTTATTAAACTTTACTATGTTCCTGCCTGGACCACAACCGTAATCTAAGGCTACCATGCCTGTTGTATCAAAGTCTTTAAATAAGTATGTGTCGTAATCTTCCCAATTATTGTGACCATCATATGATCCAACTACTGGATCTCTAAACTGTAAACTCCAAATTGCAGCATACTGATCATAATATTTATTTTGCATATTTAGGTAATCTTGTTTGTTTCTATTCATTAGTTATTCTCCAAGTAGTAGTTTAAATCTTCTGGGGTTCCTATACCCCACATCTTTTCTATCTCTTTTACTCTTATCTTTTTATTATCTTGTATTGCTTGATTGAATACTGGACAAACATAAAACTCATTGTTTGTTCTAATATCCGAATCTATCATTTCTTCAGCATATTTAACATAATCTGATCCATGCTTCCAATAATAAATACCCACTGTCGCATTATCTGAGATAGGATTCTTTTCTGCTACCTCTGATACAAAACCATCTTCTCCAATCTTAGCATAAGACCATTTAGGATGTGTTGCTTTAAAGGTTAAGATACCACCGTCAATTTCATCTGCACCAAATGCATAAAGACACTCATTACTGTTCCATTCAACTATTTGATCTGAGTTAGCAATTAGTAATGGCTCTTCATTATTTATATATTCTTTTGCTAATAAAGTTGTTACTGCAGCACCCTCAGTTATTCCATTGATTGTAACAATGTCACACCCAGGCTTTATTAAGCCTAGTACTTGTTTTAAATTATATTTTTCATAATGATCTTCTTGTACTATAAATATATAATGAGCATCTATATTTAGATTATCTACAACCACTTGAATCATAGGCTTACCTTTTACTTCAATCAATGGTTTAGGAAAAGTATATCCTGCCTGTGCAAATCTCGATCCAGCACCAGCCATTGGTATAAGTACATTCATCTTTTCATTCTTCCAAGGCACTTGGCTTCTTCCTTTCATTTCGAATCTATCTATCATATCAAAAAACTTGTCCTTATCTAAGTCGTCTGCGTCTTTAATGCCATATAGATGCCCTCCAGAGGCTATAGCACCCTGTCTACCAATATGGGAATCTTCTACAATAATTGTATTTTGAGGTAAAGCATTTAATGCTGTCATACATTTCCAATACATTTCAGGGTATGGCTTATGATGTTTAACATCTTCATTACTTACAATGTATTGTATATATCCTAGTATACCTATTGCATCTAATGCTGTTATAACAGTTTCTCTAATTGCATTACTTGCTACCGCAATTTTCCAACCATCCTGTTTTAATCTTTTAACTATTGACAAGGCTGTTTTATTTACTGGTAATTTTTCTAAGATATCTATTGTTTGTTTTTGTTTTTCTTGCCAAACCTGATCGTGGTACTCCACTGGCAAACCTTTTAATTCTGTTAACATTTTTAACTTCATTGTAGTTCCAAGTCCATCATACTTTGATAGATGTTCTTCTCTAGTTATAACAAACTTAGGATTAATCTTTACTAATGCACTATTTAAAGCATCATAATGTATATCTCTTGAATCTATCAATACCCCGTCAAGATCAAAAATAACTAATTTATTGTTCATTTGGATTTGGACCTGCATGTCTATGCCATTTGTTATGTCTAACAATTGCCTTTCCATTACATTTCATTACATATTTATTTCTAACTCTCATTGACCACTCTACATCCTCTTCTTCATTCCAACCACGGGATTCATCCAATGGTTCTTCTAGCATAACGTGTTTCTTAACTATAAAAAATCCACCAGAGATATACATATATTGAGTTTGTGTCCAATCATTATAATCTAATGACCACGCCCTTCCGTGACCTGGCTTATCCCATAAAGACCAGTCCATAGGATTACGAGCACCTGTAATTAAATACTGAGGGCAAGAGCATATGTCCCAGTCTGTTCCAAACTCTTTAAAACTTTCATACCAATTTTGATCAAAGATATGGTAGTCATGCATTAAAACTATATTTTCATACTTAGATTCTTTAACTAAAACATTTTTCTTTCTTGTGATCCACATTGGTTTTTGACTTTCATCAAAGTCTACCTTACGAATATCTGGTCCATCTATACCTTCACTATCTCCACCACCAACAAATAGTATTTCATATTCTGGAATACTTAAATCACGAATGCTTTTTATAATGTGCAATAGTCTATCTTTATCTTGATATGTTGTTATTATTCCAAAAGTCCATGGAATATCTTGCATAACTATGCCTTGTTATTTCTTTTTGCCAACAATGCCGCAAAGTCTTTAACTTTTGTATCTCCCATATATCCCCATGCGTAACCTTCATCAATCATCATTTGATTAAGAGATTTGTTATACCCTTTAATATGTAGATCACCTAAAATACGACCATACTTTTCTGTAGAATCTGGTTTCTGTGTTTTGATAACAATATTTTCAGCACCCTCTAATTTCTTTTTAAGCCACTCTTTTGACTCTAATCCTAATTTTTTTTCATTAAGGTCTGTTGTGCGAGATTCTGGGGTGTCGATACCTGCAAGACGGACACGTTGGAAGTAAGAAACATTAAAGCCCAAGTCAATATCAACATCAATGGTATCTCCATCTACTACCTTGTAAACCTTTTTTACATTGTATTCGTACATACAATTATTATACCTTATTCTTTGAATCAAAATTATGCTGGGTATTTACATATTCTTGAATTTTTTTAGCATAGTCCTTACCCCGCAAATGATCCATAAAAATAACTATTTGTTCTGCCATCTCAAATGGTTTTATATGATATTTTACATCTTGCAAATGCTCTATAAATTCTGCAAGTTCATTAACCCTATAGTCTTTATGCTTACGAATCTGCACTAGCCCTGACTCGCTTTAATTGACCTGTTCTAAGACCATGTTGATATGCAAGATTAGCCGCTTTTCTACGAGCCTTTCTTGCAGCACGTTTTTTAATAGGATCCCATGCAGCCGCTTTATCTGGTCTTTTAATTAGATTATATCCACCACGACTTTTACCTGTAGCACCAACATTAGGTTCTTTAGGATTTTGTTTAATTGCTTTACCATTTGACCTATTAGTATTTCTATCAGATGTTTTCTTTTGTGCCATTATTCTCCCTTATCTAAAGTATGAGTATACCACCAATATTTACATTTATCTGGACAGCATACATAATCCATATATTCTTTTGTTTCATCTTCAAACTTTATATAATATAAAGGATCTTTTAAATATAAATTTGCCCTATGAGTTATAGTCAATGCTGTATTATCTATCCATTCTGGTGTTTTAATGCTAGGTTTAATTTTATGTTTATTTATTAATTCTTTAGATGATTCTAATACCGTATCTTTATAACCTCGTCTAGACCACTCTGTACAAATTGCAGTTTGATATACATATAATTGAAATTCATAACCTTCCCACATTCTAGTGGCTGGATGATTACGCCATCCTTTTGTTTCACCAAGCAATGCTTTTAATATTTGATAAGTTTCTACCCTTTGTTTTCCTAATCTTTTTACATCTAAACACTTTGCAGTTTGATCATAGGCAGATCCATATGGCATAAAAGTTTGCATTATACTTCCAAATCAAGTGGTGTAGGTGCAGTAACAAGAGTGCCACATTCAGCACACTCTGAGTCAAGCAAATATTGTTCTATATTGTATTCTTCATCAAATGTAACTAAAACTTTAAATATATTAGTACCACAAATTGGACATACGCTTGTTGGTATTCCTCTTGCGTTTATTGACATTAAACTTCTTTCTTATGTGTTTCATTATGCCTTCTTCTGTTAATAAAAGAAGACAACTTATTATCATTATACCCGCAAGTAATTGCCAAGTCAAGAGCCTTTTCTAGTATCTGACCATGTAGCCCAGTTAACCGAGGTCGTCTTAATCTTTTCTGCAAAGGTCATACCACAGGTACAAGCAATGTCTTTTAAACGATTGCAATCTTCACAGTAATTTGATTCAGACATGGATACTAT